AATGTTACACATGTTACGATGAAGTGTGTTAAAATTTAAAATTGAGAAGACAGGATAAGTAGTTATCCTTTGTAAAACATTTTTCAGAAGGCACTCCACAGAAATGTGGGGTGTTTTTTGTTATATAAAAAATTCGTAGTAGTATGGAAATTTATCGATATATATTGTAAAATAAAGAAAAATGTTTTACGGAGGAGAAACAATGAAAAGGAATACAGTGGCTTTTTTGAATATGAAAGGTGGAGTATGTAAAACATCGTTGTGTAAGGAAATAGCCTTATACTTATCAGAAGTATATCAGAAGAAAATACTCGTGATAGATATAGATCCACAATCTAATTGCACTCAGTCATTTTTCGAGCGATATAAAATTTTTAGTGGAGAGCTAATTACTGATACATCAAATATTCAGTCGATTCAAAAAATTTTTTCTCCGAGCATAGGAAGATTGGAGAAACCATCACTTGATGAAATAATTCTACAGCTTTCCGATAATTTACATATTGTTCCGGGTGAATTAGAAACAATCTTTATGGAAAGAGAAACTGCAAGCGGAGTCGCCGAGCAAAAATTACGTAATTTCATAGAGGATAATCAGCTGCAAGAGAGCTATGATTATATTTTGATAGATTGTCCACCAACATATTCATTCTATACTATAACAGCTTTATTGGCTACAGATTTATATTTAGTACCAGTAACACCA